TTTAAGTCCCGCTATATGGAGTATTCGCGGACTAACAAAAACCCTCAGACGCACTATCGGGACACGTTAGCTTTCCGCATGGTGGAGGAGGTGTACCCCATAAAGCACTTACGGGAAATGACGCCTGATTTAATGGAGCGCTTAAAGGAGCTTTGGCTACAGCGGGGGGTTAAAAAGCCATCGATCAACCGGGCGCTCTCGGCGTTAAAGGCGGCCATGCGGAAAGCGGAGGATTGGAAGTATCGGCCTTTTGAAAACTGGACCAGGGTACACTACCTCAAAACCCCGAAAGCACGATTGCATTGGTACACCTTGGAGGAGTTAAAGCGGTTGCGGGATCGGTGTAAAGGGATCTGGTTGACGGGGTTCATGCTGGGATGGGAAGCGGGGTTACGGCCAGCCGAAAAACTGCGCTTGGAATGGGCAGACGTATACTGGCACTCTAACAAACTCCACATTAGAGAGGCCAAGGGGGAGAAAGAGCGCTGGGTCCCGATGTCAAAGCCATTGCGATCCTATCTTGAGGCCTTGCCGAAGGGGTCTACGTTCGTCCTAGGCGATGAGAAACCGAACGAGAAGGTATGGGCCGCCTATTGGCGCAAGATCGTGCGGAGCGTCCGGCTGAAAGGGTCTGAGTATACCCTGCGACACTCGTTCGCCAGCCATTTAGCCATGGCCGGGGTTCCGCTGAAGAAGATAGCGGAGTTGATGGGTAACACGGTGAAAGTCGTTGAAGACCACTACGCGCACCTATGCCCTGATTCGCTCATCTCTTCCATTGACAGCCTCCCCAAAATCGGCCATTCCGGTGGTTCCGCTTTAATGCCGGGCCCTTTGGACCAGAGAGGCCTTGATAAGACTGTACAGGTTTGATAAGCTCGACGGTAAAGGGGAAAAGGGGCCCCAACCACGACGAGAAAAGGGGCCTCGTCGGGGCGTCCCTTCCTGGGCATAATTTTCCGACGAGGCATATTCCGCTTAGTTCCGGTATGGCGGGGTTTTTAGGCGGCGTCTTTCACGTCCAGGATATCGGTATCAACGTCGCTCTGGGCCTGGATCATGCCATTACGCCATTGGGCGCGGGCTTCTTCCGGGGTCTTCGCTTCAGTCAACACCACGATCCGCACGACACGCACTACGGTAACAAGGTACTTCGTCATTGGGGGTCTCCTAGGCGCGGCTTATTTGGGGGTCTTTTCAATCCGGCTTAAACCCGGATGCTTTGTCTAAGTGCTTCTTCGCCCATTCCGAGACAGACAGCCCTTCCTTCTTCGCGGCTTTGTCATACGCCTCTTTGCGGCTGACGACTTCTTTCGGCGGTCCAATGTAGATATTCAAGTTAATTGGCACAAACTTATCGGTCATGATTCCCCCTGTTATGTTCTGACATGACAGGATGATAGATAAAAAAGGGGGCTAATGCGAGAAGCGCACAGGCTTGGTTGCAATGAGTCTCATGGTTAGTTCCTCCATTCCGTTCCGTTCGTTTGGTATTCCGTTACATACGCCCATAAAACCCACATAGGTGTAATCATGGTTAGTTCACCATCTCCTTTCGGGGTTTGTTGTCTCACATACATACTATATCATGACATGATATGTGATATCAAGCACAAAATAGCGGGGGTGGAAAAATAAAAAACAAGTGTATGAGGGGCCAAATTTCCCGGTCATTTACCGTCGAGGAGGAGGAAAGGACCCGAGAACCCCCCCTAGACAAATGGGGAAAGTCATGTAGATTTGTTGTAACTCACGGCCTGCTGTAGGCCGATTGCGTGATGGAGAGTCCTGACCGGACCTGTTGCCTTTGTGTGATGTTACAGAGCCACCCGTCATGCACTATAACGCCCGTGGAGACGGACTCAGTTAAACAGATAGCACCTCTCTGCGCGTGAAGAAGGCTTGAAGCGCCTTAGACATGGCGAAGAGTCAACTGTCATCGAGAGACGGCAAAACGACCCGCTTTCTTTTTCTTTTTACCCTTTTTCTTTTTCTTTAGGTTGCCGTTTTCCGTCTCTACTACTTTATGCCTTTTACTCACTACTGCCGTTATCATGTTCTCAAGAGGTCGGGTCAGTTCGGTTTCGGGTTTCAACGCTGGATTGAACGATGCCGTTGCGGTCGTAGTGTGGCCGTGCATATATCGTGGTCACATAACGGTAATAGGGCTACGGCTAGGTCCGCTAAACATTGGTTCGATCAAGAAGGACGATTAGTGCGGGTTACCGGTATGGATGGAGGATTGCCAGATCAGGAGGATCAACTGGAAGGCAGGGAAAGGAGGGAGGATCGGGAGGACCCTTCACCACAGAGAGAGCCAGCGGAAATCCCCGATCCTGGGCCTTTAGACCCGTCATCCGGTGATAATGCCTAAAAACATGCAAAACGATGCGATAATTCAACAAATGGTTCCTGACTCGCATTGTTACATGCCTAATACCCCTCATACCCCTCAAGTGTCCTACACAAAACGATGCGTAAAATCAACAAACGCAAATTCTCACTACCATGATAAGCTGTATTATATTTCATCATGGTTGGGTCTAACGGCCCAGAGACCCCGGCACCCCCATGAAATCGATCAAGTGAACCTTAACGTTCCTACCCCCTGCGCCAAATACGGAATTTGGCTTCCGTCGGAGTATACGATTCCATGCGTTATTTAGACACGTTTTCTATGTTGCCTTCCGAGATGATTCATAAAAGCGCTGTAGATGTTTGTTTTGGGTATGACGATGCCCTATAAGCAAATCGTCGGGTCGATTGTTTTTGCGGTGATGACGGTGTTGGGGTTACTGACATGGAAATACCCGAGTTAGAGAAATGTTTAGAGTGTGAAGGGGCGCTTGTGTTATGCCAGAACAAACAATGTGAGCATGACGACTTGTACTATTACTGCGCGGCATGCGGATTGCATTTTCACTATATCCCGAGTTTGCGAGCCTGGGCCGGGATCTGAGGAGATTCAGCGTGACCTTGACATGCGTTTACTGCGACGAAGAAATTCCGGAAGGCTGCGGGATGTTTGGCCGGGGCCATGCGGCCTATTGCGATAGCCATTGTCTGAATATGGGGAAATGCGCGCGCAAGTTCGGCGTCTTTAAACGACCGGCGCCGCAACGCCGATACGTCCTCGGAAAACGACGCCGGCCTGAATCATTCTAGAACCCCCCCTTGTAAATCGCGGAAAGTCCTGTAGAGTTATATCAAGCGCTTTAAGTGCGGCAGACAGATTTGCCGGACTTTGAGCGCTATTTTTTAGCCCACTTAAAGCGCTTTGGGCCGGGCGTGGAGTGAACCTTAGCGGGATCGTCCACGTACCGCTTTGATGGATCGCCTCGAAGAAGCGAAAGCCCTTGCCGAAGAATTCTCGACTGCGGCCCGAAAATTGGTGCCAAGTCCAGACGGTAAAACCATTTTCGCGCCCCTCCTAGCCGATAAGCAGCTGCTCGATTTGCGGTTTAAAGAACTCCAAATCCAACGGGCCGTGAAAGCCGCGCTGACCGCCGCGCTCCAATCCAAAGTGTTTATCGATCCCGAAGAGGCGTTGACTCAAGCCTGTCTGGAAACGGGCATTGACCGCGAATGGGCGCGGAACTATTTTGCCAGTCCTCGCTACAAGAAATGGTTTGTCGATCGGATGGAAGAAATTTCCGCGAACTTGGGGCTATCGATTGAATACCTTGCGCTTAAACATAAGCAGAACATCGAAGGCGACATTAAGCTGACCAGCGGGCAGCTCGAAAGCCTAAAAGAGTTGGGTGACCGCTTCTGGCCGAAAATTTCACGGATCGAACATCAGGTCGAAACAAAACAATCGACAACGCTTGACGATCTGCCGGATTTTCAGCGCCGCGTGGACGAACTGGAAGAAAAATTGCGCTCGTCGATCCCCACGGAGGGACTCTTTGACCCCGGAACCTGAACGATCCGACGTGTCGCATATCAAACGGGCCCTTGCCCGCGCCTTGAAGGAAAAAGAGCGTGACCGCCAGGAAAACAAGATCCGTTATTATCTGCCTGCTTGTCTGGCTCATTTTCCTAAGCGCTGTCCAAGCGATTGCCGTAGCTCTAAGCACCTGGCTTTCCATCAGTCTATGGCGCGGAATCGCTTTGTCTTTGGCGGAAATTCTAGCGGCAAGACCGTGATGGGACTGACGGAAATGGTGATTCGGATGAGTTTTCATAAGCATCCCTATAACGGGCTCGACCTGCCACACCCGGCATTTCATCGCGTCGAATTTGAATCGTTCCGTAACTTGGAGTCCTATTATTTACCGCTGTTTAAAGAGTGGGTGCCGAAATCCCTGCTCATCAACGGGTCCTGGAGCGATTCATATAACGTCAAATACAACATTCTCCGCCTCAAAAATAACGATTCGCTCGATTATTTGTCCTATGACATGGAAACGGGGAAGTTTGAATCCTCCACAATTCATGACATCTGGGCCGACGAGAAAATGCCGGAAGACGTTTACGATGCCAATCTCTCCCGTCTCCTGCGAACAGATGGCTATCTCTGGAATACCGTTACGCCCATTAACGGCATGCCCTGGATTATGACCCGCGTGTGGGGGGTGAACAACGAAAATACACAGTCTTGGGTGATTGATATGGACGAAAACCCGTATATCTCGAAAGCGGCCAAAGATCGGATCTTAAGCGAAATGTCGCCGGACGAACGCGAAGCCCGGAAATCCGGCCGGCCGATGCAATTTCAAGGGCTCGTCTACCCCCATGTGAACGAAGGCGTTCACATGTCGGATCGAAAACCGGAACCCTACTGGCCGCTCTATTTCTGCTTGGACGCGCACCCGCGGAAACCCGCCTTTGGGCTCTGGATCGCCGTGGCGCCGGACGAGTCGGTCTATTGCATCGACGAAATGGAATTGCGCGGCACACCCAAAGAGTTGGCCGAACATATCTTTCGCAAAGAGTATGACATCCGCCGCTGGATCGGCGGCGGACCGTTCCGGGGCGTGCAGAAACGGTGGATCGATCTCTCGGCTATCGTGCAGGATTCGGATATTCAAATGAATTATGACTTGCTCGCGGAGTTTGCCAAATTGGGACTCCCGTTTAGTCAGGCGAACCGTTCCAGCGTCGGGTATACCATCGTTAAAAATTATCTCCAATACGACAAAGAAAAGCCCATCGGGGCGTTTAACCGGCCGATGCTCTATTTCTGCCGTAACCGCGTGCCGAAAACGTGGTTTTCCATGACGCACATCATTTACGACGAGTATAGATCCCGTACCGGGCGCGACCCGAAAGAAAAAGTCAAAGATTGGGGAAAAGACCCCGCCGATTGCGTGCGCTATCTCTTGATCGAAAAGCCACGCTACCAGCTGCAAATGTCGGCGGTCAGCTACGGCGAACCGGGATTGGAGCGGTGCTATGTCCAGCGATAGAAACGGCGTTTACATCGATCCAAACGTTGTCAATGACGTGGATCGTAAATTGCGCGCCGATGCCGCCGCCATGAATAGCATCGCCTCGGCCGCCTGGAACGATGCTTGGGGGATTCAGGAAGGGCCGTTGGGCGCGATTGCCAACCCCGGCCCGCGGATTCCCTGGTATAAACGAAACCGTCCGCAGCCCGCGCCCCAAGTCGCGCCCCAAGTCGCGCCGGCGCCGGCGGTCACGCCCACGGCCAATATCGGGTTTAGCCTGAACAAGATCTTTCGCGCCGATATCTTTGCCTGGATCAAGCAAGCCCCTAGCGGTTGGGCGGATGTCATTGTCGCCAATCCAACGATCTGGCGGAATCGGGGCGACGGCTGGTCATGTGAACTCGGGTTCGAACGCACCCGCTATGAATACGACGGGAAATTGATGAGTCTTGCGGCCGAGTTTGCCCGCGTTGCCCGGCCGACGGCGCATTTGTTCCTGTTAGGGACGGGAAACATCCCCAAACTGAAGGAATTCGGCTGGAAAATTTTCGAAGAAATCCATCCGACAGTCGGCGATCATTTTCTCTGGCATTACACCCGCGCCAAGGCCAAGCCAAGCGTCGAAGTCCCGCCGTGCGATCTTGTTCCCGTCGAAAATTACCCCTATCCGGTGATTCACCCGGAATGTATCGAAGCGCTTTTGGCGTCCAGCGCCATGGAAGGCGCGACCGTTTTCGCCCCGTTTGCTGGGTCGGGATCGATCTGTCGTCAGGCAAAGGCCATGAGAATGTTCTATGTCGGCGTGGAAAAGGGCAATTGGGAGGAATTATGGACGGGCCTATAGAAACGGCAGCGGACGTCTTTTTATGCGCGCTTTTTCTCATTTCGTTGATGATTCTTTTTCCGTTGGCGCTCCTTTTTGCGGGATGCGACCTCCTATATCAGACGTTTAAGCGCGGATGCTCGATTTAGTTCTGCCATCGCGCTATCAGCGACGCCGGTCGGCCAAAGTTCGACCGGACCGGTTCCGTGGGTTCGCCAAGCATATTCCTTGCGGCGGCGCAGCGTTTTGGTTTACGCGCTTTGGGAAAGCGTGGTTTGACCTGAACTCTTCAGAAATCTTTTTTGAAGACGGGCAGATCAAGCTCCTGAACCGGCCGATTGAAGAATACCGCTGCCCGCATTGCCGTCAATCGTTAGAGGGAAAAGCGTTAAGACTTATAAAGATCATTCAAGATGACGAAGCGGACGCGATTCACGCGCAAGCCCATCGGAAAGTGCCGGTTGGGCAGGTCTGTTCTTTGTGCGGAGACCGGAAAAAGGGGAGCGCGTGAAGTGGTCGGATGAAGTGCGTCTCATTGACGAACTGCTCAAGCGCGTGACCAATTTGGGCGCGGTGGTCGAGCGGGACATCACGCAGCTGGAAAGCCGGAAAACAACGCTTGAAAATGCCATTGCGAACCTGGAATCCGATTATGAATTGCTCCGGGCGCGAAACGAAAACGCCAACAAAGAATTTAAGAAGTCGATTCAGATGGATTTGCAGAACCTCGAAGAAAGTAAGCGCCGCGTGCAGCAGCGCGAAAAACTTCTCATCGAGAAAGAAAAGGAAATCGGCCGGTTAAAGGCCGAATTAGAAAATCATGTCGCCGACGCGCAAGCGACCCGGCGACAAATGGAATCGGTAGGGAGGAACCATGCCAGAAAATAGCTCGTCAGCGACACACAAAATGATGGACGGTCCCGCGCCCAAGGCGAAAAAGAGCTTGATCAGCGAAACGGGGAAAACAGGGGATCTGGGCGCGATGTCGCCGGCCCTTAAAGCGGTAGGCGTTGAGCCGAACACGGGCAAAGCTCGCATTACGACCGCCGCCAAGTCCGGCGACGGATTTTCCGGGATTTATCCGGAAACGCCGGCCGGTAAACCGGGGAAAACCTTTATCAATACGGGCGCTCTGAAGAATGGCTAGGCTGACGGATTTCGTTAAGCCGAAAGTCTCTTTCAAAAAAGGGACAAAAGCGTTTAAAAAGCGCAAGCGCATCGCGGAAGGAATTGCGCGCCGGAATCCGGTCATGCCAATCGACCGGAAGTTCCGGCTGGCGACGGCGGCGGTAAAAAAACATGAGTATTGAACGCGAAACGCTAAACCTTTCCAGCTTGCCGGTTGAAGAACGGGCGCTTGGCGTCGAAGTACGGCTAAACCCGGCGGAGGAGCAGGAACTCTCCAACTATATCCGGTCTTCCTACACGGAAATGAAGTCCGACCGGACCAGCCTGGAAATGGAATGGGCGGACAATCTCCAACGCTACGAAGCGGTCTTGCCGAAACCAATGGGGCCGTGGCCGGGTTCCAGCGATATTCGCCCGCCGCTCTCGCGGGTTGTCACGGACACGTTATGCGCCCTTTGGATGAACTCGCTTTTTGGCAATCGTTCCAAAGTGCGCGCCAATCCCATCGGGCCGGACGATATCGCGAAGGCGCGCAAAAACGAAGAGTTTGCCCGTTACGTGCTGGATAACGAGGTTCTATTCTATGACGTGATGGACCGGGCGACCGCGCAATTTCTCGGGCCGACGGGAAATGCGTTCTTAGAACCCCGTTACGTCGTTGAAAAAGAGCTTCGCGAAGAACGGGTTATGGAAGAAATTGAAGACCCCATGGACCCGGCCGCGCCTAAACAGCGCGTGGAACGGGTCGATGAGTATGAGGAAACGGTTTTCGACGGTGTGCGGGTGGACCTTATTTCCGCAGAGCATATTTTCGCGCCGGGCGCGCCTTATGCCTCGGCGCAAGAAGCGGCCGAACGCGATATTTTGATCAAGCTCATGCCACAAACCGTCGAAGAAATACGGCGTAAAGCCAAAGGGAAACGGCCGAAATACCATAACGTCGATCTCCTGGATCTTCTCATGGCGACGGAAACGAAGTCGCACATGACCTACGCCAAGGAGAAAGTCGACCATATCACGAAAGAGTATTTAAAAGGCCGTCGCGTGGTGAATACCGCGGAAGCCTATCTCTGGTGGAACGTCCCAGGGTCCGGCGACCAGCGCGAGCAGCGCATCATTGTGACCCTTGATATCGATACAGGGATCATTTTCCGGGTCATTAAGGGCCGCTGTCGTATCGTGCATATAAAGCCGTATCCGGTGCCGGGCCGGTTTTGGGGCCGGTCCCCCATTTCCATTGTGAAGCCCATTCAAAAGAACATTGATGCCGTGGTTAACCAATTTATCGACGCGGGAACGATTGCCAATCTGCCGGTCGGGTTTTACCGCGCCGGGGGAACCTTTAACCCGCAAATGTTCAGCCTGACGCCGGCGCACATGTACCCGGTGGAAAATCCGGGAGATGTCGCCTGGGCCCCAACGCCCAAGCCGGATAATTCCCTGCCTGTCATCGAGCAATTAATGTGGCAATACATCGAACGGCTGTTCGGGTTGAACGAAATCATTCAAGGCGCGGGCTCGCGCAATATCACGACCGCGACGGAAGCGATTGAAGTGTCCCGCCGCGCCGCCGTGAAGTTTGGCGCGCCGTTCCAACGGACCATCCATCAACTGAACCCGCTGCTTCAGCATATCCACGACCTCAACTACGAATTTGCGCCGGAAGAGAAAACCTATCGTGTGATTGGACGGGACGGTCTGCCCGTTTTCAATAAATACACGCGGGAAGACTCCAAGGCGCGATTAAATTACGCCTTTGAAGTGGAGACGATCTTCGACGAGCAATTGGCCCGAGACACCATGCTCTTGGCCTATCGCATGTGGCGCACGGACCCGCAAGTGATGTTAAACCGGGCGTCGCTGTACCGCTTCACGCGGGACGCCATGGAAGCGATTATCGGGGATTCTTCGCCGTATTTGCCGGTGCCCGAAGAAGCCAAATTGCCAAGCGCCGAAGAAGCCATTCAGCTTCTTTTGTCCGGCGAGCGGGTAGACCCGAAACCGGGCATCGACGCCGAAAATTACGTGCGCGTTTTGGCCGCCTTTATCGATAGCGCCGAGTTCCAGCAGCTTCGCAACGATCAGCAGCGGGCGATTTTCGCCTTTTTTGCCAAGGTGAAGTTCATGCTGGAAACGTTCGAAAAGTTCAACCTGAATATGGACGGGAAATTTGACGGGCTGATGGAATCCATGGCCGGCAGTTTACCGCAGATGAGCGTCGGTAAAAACCCGTCTAGCACGTTCAATAACGTCCGCATGGGACCGGGCCGACAAGGGGGAATGAATGCTGAACTTTCTTCGCAAATGCAAGGCATCGTCGGCGCCCGATAGCGCGTTGAGCGCGGCGCATTTAGCGTTGCTCGAGCGCCTCTTTGGAGCGGAGGAGGGGAAGAAGCATTTATTGAACGTCGTGGCCCCCGTGTCGCCGGACGCCGAGACGGTGTTAAAAGACGCGGCCGCCGTGGAATTGACCGTGCATGGGGCGGGGTATCGGCTGCTTGAGCGAGCCGTTTGGTACAGGCTCCTTACGGCATTGCGGAAATCGCTGGCGAGTACGTCTCTTTCGGAGCGTGAAGCGGCGCGCCAACAGGTGTTAGCCTATTTGGCGGTGTTGCATCTGCCGTATGAGATGCGGTATGCGGCGGATGCGATTAAGCAAGCGAACGAATTAGCCAAAGCACAGTCGTAGCTCTTTTCATCATCGTCGTAAGCAAAGCGGGCAAGTTCAGGTGCCTGAACCATCTGAACCGCCCGCTTTTTTTATGCCGATTTAATTCGCCGTGGCGGCGTTAAGGCCAAAGGAGAAGTCATGGAACAACCAACTGGCGTGAATGGCACGGAATCGCCAACCGATGATCGCGGGGTTCCCTTGCGGAACCTCCAAGCGGAGATGTCACGAAAGATGCAGGAGTTGGACGAAAAGTTGACCCGGAATCTGGAAGCAATTCAGCAAAAGCTGGAAGCGTTTCAGACGGAACCTGAACCGGCGGAAGTGCCCCAGGGGTTGCCGTATGACCCTCGGGAGGAGCTGACCAAAATATCACGCGATCCACGGCGTTATGTGGACGACTCTATTAAACCGCTTCAGGAACGGATTGACCGTACCGAGAAAGAGAAAGAAGCGTTAAGGACCGAACTGGTCCGCCTTCGATGGGAACAGCAGGAAAAAGTCATCGCTGAGGCCGAAGGAAAGAAGCGCTGGGACGATCTTCCCCGCGATTTTCAATCCAGCCTCATCAGCATCTTGAAGGAGCGGAATTGGGTGGATAACCCGTCACGCGCCTGGGATGCCTATGAACTGCTCAAAGCCCGCGAAGCGCAAAAAGTTCGTGAAGAACCGGAACGCTTGGAACGTATCGACCTCGCGCAATCCGAAGGGTCCGGGCGTGTTTCGGGAAAGACACCCGTTAGAACATTAACACGCGAGCAACTGTCCGTCTTAGCGGCCGATCCGCGCAACAAGGAAAACATGAAACTTCTCGATCAAGTTCAAAAGGGACAAATAAAAGTCGAAGGATACTAAGGAGGTGTTTTTCTTGAAAGCTCTTTTAAAGGTCTTTGCGGTAGCGGCGTTTATCACGCTCGTTACCAAGCCTCTCATGGCAGAGCAATACATCATCCCGCAGGACAGCGTTGGGCAAATCCCAGGCGATATCAGTCTTGTCGGCGTCGATGTTATTGACGCGACAGGCACCCGGAACTACGGCATTACAAGCCCGGTGATTCTGTACGGCGTGTGTGTTTCAAGCGACGTGGTGACGAACTACGCCCAGCTGCGAGACACCGACACGTTGAACAGCACATCGGACATTGCGATGACCGTATTTCCTGATGGTCAATCGACCAACGCCGCGCAAACCCTCTGTACACGATTGCCCGCTCCGGTCATTTTCCGGAACGGTCTTTCGATTACGTTGGGCAATGCGGTCGGTTCGACGACCAAGGGACGCTGGCAATTCTTTGTCCGGCGCAGGCTCATTGGAAACGCACGCGGGACCGATACGTCGTTTAGCGCGACGTCGGCCAGCGACTAAGGGAGGTGAATTAACACATGGGAGAGTTTACAGCTACTACAGCAGCGGCCTATTTGCCGGATGTCTGGTCAGCAAAAGTATTTGAGAATGCGTATGAAGACGTGCTCATTTCTGATCTCGTCGTCTCGTTAGATGCGGAAGTGGCGAGCTATGGCGATGTCGTCCATATGCCCGTCATGGCGTCTCTATCGACCGCAACCAAATCAGCTGATACGGACGTGACATTTACGGCCAACACGGACACGGATACTACCGTGACCGTGAATACATACGAGTATGTGGCGGTCGCCATTACGCTCGAAGTGATGAAGAAGGCGAAGTATGACTTGCCGGGCTTGAACCAGAAGGCGATGGGCAAAGCCATTGGCAACCGGTGGGACGCACAAATCGCCGGGTTGTACTCGGGATTAAGCCAGTCAGCCGGCACGGCCGGCGGCGGCTTTACCGATGCTGCGCTCATTGAAGCCGTTCGGCTTCTTGACGTGGCTAACGCGCCGGATGAGGATCGCAATCTGGTACTTCATCCGTCGGCCTGGGCGGACTTCATCGGCATCGAGAAGTTCTACAACTCCGCGACGTTCCCGCAACAGAAAATCCTGTCGAAGAACCAAGTAGCGGAAGTGTATGGGTTGAAGGTTTTCAAATCCAACAACATTTCCACCTCTGGAACAACTGAACGCAACCTGGTGTTCCACCGGGAAGCCTTTGGTCTGGCGCGATCCATCAAGATCGACGTCATGATGCAGGACATGGCGCGGGCCGGCCGGAAAGAAATCGTCGCCTATACCCTCTACGGGTACGGCGAAATCCGTGACGCTTTCGGCGTGACGGTCCTGAGCTAATTGGGGGCCTTTCTCACTGGGGGGCGGGGAGCAATCCCCGTCCCCGGGTGGAAAGGATGAACGATGGGACGATGCGTTAAATGCGGCGCGACAAACGTTGAAATCGATTTTCTAGAACGCTGCGAACCGTGTTTTCGGCATTACGTGATGAGCGTGGAAGACGATGGCCGGATGCCGTTTGTAAAGGCGCCTGGTTACACCGTGACAAACGCGCATCTTGACGATATCCGACGACGGAGAATCGACGAAAACGGGAAAGTCTATCGCGATTATGGAAAAAAGTCTTTCGTGGTGTAAGCAGCATCCCTGGATCATCGGCTTTCTGGCGTTAGGACTCCATACTGTCGGGATGGTGTTTCTCATCGACTATTTGCAGAAACATTGCGCGGGGTACGTCTTCAGCGGGTTCTATTCGACGAACGCGCAGCGAGACGGCCAGAAGGTTCAAGTGTACATACCGTTTTATGAGGAGGACAGATGAAAGAGCGAATTTTAGGCGGGTTTCTGGGAGCGGTGATTTTTTTATCGTCTGGCAGTACCTTATGGTCGGCGGATTACGAAGCGTCCCATTCCACCAATACAACCGGGTCTGTTACCACGGGCATTATCCCGAATACCGATCCTGGGGATATTCTAGTGCGCCTCTTAATTAACCAGCGGTCACCCTCGGCCTGTACGGTGACGCTCTACGATTCAAGCGCGACGGCAACAACGTCCCTGGGAACCGTGGATATTTCGACCGGCGCAACGTCCATGAGCGGGCCGTTTGATGAAAGCGAATACACCTACATGCTGCGCGTGTCGAGCGCGATTACGATCTCGAAATCCTGTACATCGGGGAACGTGACCGTTCTCTGGCAGAACAAACGATGACCCTTTCAGAAATTGTCAACGCTGCCGGCCGGCGAACGAACAAGACAACCACGAACTCGGATGTTCGCAACAAGTTCATCGAACACGTGAACGCCATTCGAGAAATCGCCTGGACGAAATACGACTGGTCCTGGAAAAAGCGCGTCTGGTGGTTGCGGACGTACGATCAAGTGACCTCGGGCACGATGACCGTTACAAACGGGTCGTCTACGGTCACAAACAGCGGAACGCCGTTTAGTTCGACGCATGCGGGATGGTACTTGCGGATTTTGGGGTCGACGCCGGAATCGTGGTATCGCGTAATTAACGTGCCGTCTAGTTCGACCTTGACCTTGGACCCGGCCTATCAGGGCTCAACGGCGTCCGGGGTAAGTTACGAGCTGCGAAAAGTCGATTATCTCTTGCCGTCTGAATTGGAAGGGATGCCGACCGTGGTTGAAACGGAAAACCGCGTGCTAACGCTCAATCCGCCGCTATTTACGCGGCCTTTTGGTATCCCGGACACGCGGGGGAAACCGACGCACGGCATTGTATGGAGCGATGACCCGATTGGCAGCACCTACACGACCGGGACGATTTCAGGAACGGCCGATACCCGCACGGTGACCGGCAGTAGCACGGCGTGGCTGGCGAACGTCACGCCGGGCGACCAACTGGAAGTCGTGGTCGGAAGCGCCACGTATAAATATACCGTGCGTTCCGTCGAATCGGATACGTCGCTCACGCTCTATCAGTTTTTGCGCGTCGATATTTCGTCGGGCACAAGTTACACGATCCGCAACCAGTTTGGCCGGATTTTGCGCCTGACGCCCACGGCGGACGACGAATATCCCATTGCGGTGCATGGCACACGCCGGTTTTATCCCTTGCAGCATGATGACGATATCGACGAATTGCTGGCCTGGCACTCGGAAGCGATCATTACGGGCGTGATTGCCTTAGAACAAGGCGCCACGCCGGACGACCGCGAAAACCCGCAGTTTGTGAAGTTCCTCTCCCTGTTATCGACAGCTGCGGCGGCGGATGCGCGCAACATGCACGCCAATCATCCCGCGCCGATTCAAGTGTCTTGGGGGGCTTACCGTGCCTAAGATCCCGGCGCAGCCGGTCGATTTTTATGAAAACACGACGGGCATGGTGCCCATTAATTCGGGTATTCGCGTTCCGACAAGCGGCTGTTTAGAGGCGATCAACGTGAATCTAACGCCGATCGGCGGGCTTTCCCGGCGCAACGGATATTCGCGGCTGAATTCCAGCGCGTTTGTCACCGACGGCATTATGACGGGGCTCTATGACGCCGCGTTTTCCTCGGGCACAAACGTGTTGGTCGGATTTGGCGACACGAAAGTAAAGACCATGGATAACTTGGACGGCACCTGGGACGACAGGACGGGGGCCTTGACCATTACGGCCGGCCAGAACAATTTATGGTCTTTTGCGATGCTCAATGACATCGTCGTATGCGCGAACGACACGAACAACTGTATTCAAATTAATAGTTCGCTCTCCGCTTCCACCATCGGAGCGGCCACCATTGATTCGGCGCTCTTTGTCGTGGAGTACCGGGGCTACATGTTTTACGGAAACACCGTGGAAAGCGCGACGCGGTTCCCGGACCGGCTGCGCTTTTCCAACAGCGCCGCGCCGGGTACCCTCACATCGACCGATATCGTAAGCGTTCATCAAAAGCAAGGCGGCCAGTTGCGCGGAGCGATTGTCTACAAGGACCGGCTGCTATGCTTCAAGGAAAACGGGCTGTATGAAGTCATTTTTTCCCCGACGCGGGTCAATTCGAGCGGCGCGTTGTTCCCGTTTATTGAAAACCCCAATCCGCTGATTGTCGGCGTCGGAACGCAATCGCATCGAACCCTGGTCCATTTCACGACGCCCACGACCCATAAAGCGCCAGGCGACTATATCTTCTTTGTCGATCAATTCGGCATGCCACGAATCTATGCCGGCGGGTCCACGGCCCTGCAAGTCGGCTATGCGATCTCGCGATCTCGGGATACCGCTATTCGCTCGTTAGTGGACGTTGACCATAGCGTTACGTCCTTACGGTCTCAATTTGCGATCAACTACCCCGAACGAAATCAAATCTTTGTATTTCAGGATAACACGACCCAAATGGATACTTGCTGGGTCTTGGATTATTCCGTCGATTGGGCTTGGACGCGCCACAACTTCGCGGATGCTTTTACGTGCGGGGCGCTTGTCCGCCACACGGATGGCACCTACCGCGTTTTTACCGGCGACCGGAGCGGTTTCACCGTTCGCCACGACACGGGCAACCTCGACCACGACGACACGATTTCGATGACGTATTTATCCGGCGATGCGTTTCGGGGAAGTCCGATGATTCAATGCAATTGGCCGGTTTTTGAAGTGCGCGGCACAACTGGGACCGACACGGAAGCGGTCAATATCGCCTTTGCCAAAGATGGCGAGAATATCGCTACCTCGTCGGAAGATGTCATTTTGTACGAACCGCAAACGAAGTGGGGGCGCTTCAAGTGGGGGCAAGCGGCCTGGGCGAAAACCGGGCTTGTGACGCGGACCATCGCCCCTAATTTTGACGGGAAAACTGCCCGTGTTCGATTTCAAAACGTTTCTGGAAGCCAAGTCACGATTGAAGGCTGGTCCTACGTGCCTCGAATCACGGGCTTGTCTTACGAGTAGGAGGAGTTAATTTATGGCGTCAGTGGCGCGATCATACACATTTACCGATGGAACCGACGCATACGGTTCCCAAGTTGAAAACGAACTGAACACGATCTTTAACGCCTGGAATAACCATAACGCGGGAACATCGACTTGGACGGTCCTTTCGGCGTCCAATGCGTCGGCTGTCCCGTTAATCGCCAACAATTCGACCGGGACGAACGATATTTTTAACGGCCGCGACAACGGAACGAATATTTTTCGTCTGGTGGATGGCGGATGGATGCATTTCCGCTTACAGCGGCAGGATAACACGACCAATAACACCGACACGAACGACCGTATTCAAATGGGTTGGGGGTTCATCACCTCAGACGGTTCGGCTAATGACATGACCGAATCGATCAGCTTTGCCTCGGCCTACGGCGCCGCCCCGATTGTTTTCCTGACAACCTTGGGTGTTCGGACCGGGAGTGACCCGGCCGATATCACCGAGTTGACCGGATCGGAATCGCGAAGTCATATCGTGCATGCCGAAGACGTTACGGCGAACGGTTTCACGGTTCGCATGCAAGCACCTGACGCCGCCGACGGTAACTTTACCAATACGGTGCGCTACGGGTATGCGTGGCTCGCGATTGGAGCGATGGCATGATCGACTGGAAAGAATCGCTCGAAAAGCAATTTCAGACGCTACAAGCCGATTTCGCAGCGACACAATCTAAGCTCTATGAGATTTCCGGGGCTTTAAAAGTGATACGGCACCTCTTAGATCAAGGCGTGGAGATAGGGAAGGAGACGACCAATGGCCGATCGAATGACTGACCTTGTGAACATTCAACCAGTGGCAAAACGTCCGCTGACAAGCGGGGGCGAAAGCGCGCCGAATCCCCATCTCTATAACGAGGCAATCCGGGTGCGTCAGGCGCTTTCCAACACGTCCAAAGCCGACGCGAAGAACATCATCGACAGCCATTTGCGCCAATTCCGCCAATTCTATAAAGGGCAATTCCAGGAAGATCCCAGCGACGAAGATTTAAGCGTCTTTTTAGAGGCGGTGGTGTTGCCAAGGGCCGGCCATTTCGCTGGCGGGGCGCAGGAAGTGGCGGACAATATCCGTACATTCGTAGCGGATCGGTTTTCCGGCCGGGCAGAGCAAATCTCGAAGCGCCGGCTGGAAGAAGCGCGGCCGGAAGCGCAGCGTCTTTCTGATGTGCTTCTTTCGGAAGGACGGAAACAACTGGGGTCCATTGCCGATGAATTGCGCGATTATCAAGTCCGCCTCTTTGAAAAGCTCCGGCCGCAACTGACCATCATGTCGAAAGCAAGCGGGCTTGAAGGGGGCGGCGGTCAACTCTTGCAAGAGCAAGGCGCTCTGGAAGATCTCGGGCGTGGCTCGCAAGAGTTTCTTTTGCCACGCCTGGCCGATTTAGCGAGTCAGGCGGCCAATATCCGCTATTCGGGCGAAGCGGCGCCCTATGAATTTGAACGGGCCATGGCACTAGGCGGGCCGGACACACTGCGCCAACTGGGGCAACAAGCCGTTCAGCGAGCGTTTGATTTCTCTCGGGCGGATCAGAATTTCAGGAATCAGAGCGCGATGCTCGATAAGCAGCTTAGTAGCATGCCGAGTTTTTGGGAGAGCCTTGGTCAGAACCTACTTTCTTCTGGCATTCAAGGGTTATCCGCTGGTTGGGGATACAGGCTTGGCGGGCCGGCCGGCGGCCTGATGGCAAGTCAAGCGACAAAGTCTACCGGGCCGAAAAATCCAAATCCGCGAGATTATCACTTCGATAATGCGTAGGAGTTCTATATGGCGAAATTAAGCGACATTTTTCTTAATACGTTAGGAAATTTCCTCCTGGGTGTCGGTGGCGTGAACCCGGCTGAATTACATCTCAAGCGACAGCAGCAGGAGCAAGAAGCAGCGAAATATAGGCTATCCACATTTGTGGATCTGGCTAAAGCCAATGCCGTTGATCGTATCCCCGCTTCTGTTCTCCAGCAGGCAGGAATTGGCATTCAGGATGATGTTGAAGTACCTCCACTCTATGACGTGATTGCTCAAAAGGACAATGCCGGGAACATTATTGACTTTACCCATGTTCCGAAGCCACGCGGTGGACGGACGATGGTGGCAGGCCCCTCCTCACCAGGGGCGCCGCGATTAGAGCCTGATCCCGTTACAGGGGCTTTAACTTGGTTTTACCCGCCCTCCTCGGCCACACCAGAATCACCCGTGACGCAACCTTCAGGCACCCCTACGCCTAATCCGTCGGGTGGCGGAAAAGGCGTATTTACCGTATCGGGTGGAATGACAAAGGCTCAAAGAAAAGTCGATGAGGAGTTTGCGAAAGATTACAACGATTTTGTCGCCCAAGGGGGTCAATCTGATCCCGTTAAACTCGTTTACGGTTTAGACGATGCAATTATTGAGTTAGAAAAAACAAATGCTACTGGTCGTGGTATGGGTCTTATCGGACGGCGGGGTAGAACGTTTATAAATCCAAAAGCTGGCGTAATTGAAGATCAGGTTAGAGATGCCGTGCAAAGGAACTTACGCCTAATTCTGGGCGGTCAATTTGCAGAACGAGAAGGCGATAACCTTGTTCGCACAGCTTACAACCCTGGATTGCCCGAAAAGGAAGTTGCCAAGCGTCTACAAAGCCTCTCCACGCAAATGAAGTTGGCTTTGAAAGCCAAGCAAGATGCCGTGTCATATTACGAACAACATGGCACGCTACGCGGGTATAAGGGCAAGCAATATAGTATCGCCGATTTTCAGCGAGCCGCCCAAGGAAAAGATAAATCCCTATTAGGAGAAGTTGAATTCGGGCAACAATCGGGGGGAGCAAGTCCTGAAGGGCCACATGGACCATCTGTCGTTCAAAACGGCGTGACATACAACTGGAATCCATTAACTGGTCAATATGAGTAAGCCTCGCTTTGATCCAAATAAGTTTTTTCAACCCGCCTCTGCAAATGGCAAGCCAGCGTTTGATCCTAATCAACCATTTGAGCCATTAGCCCAGCAATCCCAAAGTCATTTTCAACGATTCGGAAAGTTTATCCCGGCGGTAGGCGGGGTTGCTGGAACGCTTCTAGGGACTCCTGCCGGTCCTCTTGGAATGGCAACAGGCGCAACTCTAGGGGCAGGTGCGGGGGAAGCGGGACGGCAACTCCTAGGACGTATGCTTGGAGAAGAAGCACCCATGACGTCCTTAGAGGCAGCCACAGGGATAGGAAAAGAGGCTGGAATCGGCTTAGTCAGCGAATTAACAGGTCAAGGGGTCGGGCGTTTGGCGGCACAGGGTTATAAGGCGTTTCCGAAGATCGCTCAAGCTTTTTCAGGAACGCCAGCGACAAACATTGCGAGAGCGCAAAAGAGAGGGTTTGGGGTTTATAAGACTGGGGTTACGCGTAAAGTCGCTGGAGAGGCGCAGCAGAAAACCGAAGAAGATCTATTAAGGCAATTTTTCCAGCCTAAGCAGAAAGTCGCTATCGATTTAAATCAGAGAGGGTTTGCACAGAACATGATCGAAAAAGCTGCTCTCAAATTAGAACAGGGAGAGCGCTTAACCCCGAAGGAGGCCGTTGGCGTCAGACGAGCGATTAAAGTTGTCTATCCGCCTGAAACAGCCAAAGGTGCCCCATTAGGAGCGAGACTAGCCAAAATTAATGAAGCCGCACGACAAGTCATCGCAGAGGACTTACCAGAGTTTTCCAAGCGACTCATTGATACGGAAAAGGCGATTACAAGAAGCCAACTCCTAAAACCACTTCGTGTAAACAGAACAAATCCAGATCAAATATCTGGTTTAGCAACGACTTTGGGAGCGTTTCGTCCTCTTGCCCTCGCTGCGACAGTTCCTTTTTCGCCCTTATCTATGGGTTTCGCGGGAGCAACGATGGGCGCTGCAAAACGACATATACCTGCTCTTCTACGTAGGGCTATTCAACGCGGGGCAATTCAATCCGAAGGGAGAGGACTCATTACGGACAATCTTTAAAGGAGGTTCCATGGACTTAGACGAATTGAAAAAGCTCATTAAGACACAAAACGATCAGATTACCGCTCTGATTCAGGCCGAAACCGCGAATTCGCGGTTGAAAGAAGAATTGCAATCAACGACCCGTAAACTGGAAAAAGTTTACGCGGATCTTAAAGTGGCGGAGGATCGATTAGTTTCCGTCAAAAGTGAGGCATCCCATGTCTTGGCAGAAGCGAACCAAGAAGCAACGAACATGGTTGAATCGGCCAAACTCACCAAGGCCGAAGCGGACCGCAAGCTTAGTGAAGCCTCTCGGCTGGAAAGACAAGCTCAAGCAAAACTGGATGAGGCTCAAGATCTATCTGGCCGTTATCAATCCCTTATTGCGGACTTAAACGCCCAAAAAGAAAAAATTCTTGCGGCAATTAAGTAGCCATGGCCTCGGCATCTGATACGGGAACGACCCCGTATTTCAATTCCAGTCTATCCAACACGGTAACGAACGTCAAAACCACGGGCGGGCGCGTGTACGGCTATCACATTGAAAACCCAAACACGACGAAAGCCTACGTGCAGTTTTTCAATAGAACGGCGGCAAATGTCACGCTTGGAACGACAACCCCAACCAATTCCTTAATGGTGCCGGCGGGCGGCGCGCTGGATACGGCGTCTTTTGCGCCGCCTTGGGCGTATGGCGTAGCCGTTTCCATCGCCGCTACCACGACCGCGACCGGCAACACAGCGCCCTCGTCAAGCTTGATTGTCAATATCTGGTATCTATGAAGAAATGGATATGCGGATTCCTTCTCTTGGTCACGCTCGCCAGTATCCTGATGGGCGCGGCGGTTGTTCCGCGTCTGATCGTCGAAGAATCGGACGGTAGTCCTTCCGGTCAACCGGCCACGCTCAAAGTCACAAATGGCACGCTCACGGATAACGGCGACGGAACCTTTAGCGTTACGACCGGCGGCGGCAGCTCGTCCTCGCTCGAAGTCATTGTTGGGACAACGCGGTCTAGTTCGACGGCAACGGAGATTTTTAACAGCAGCCAATTTTCGGGCTCCGTTTCCGGGTCTACCATAACCATTTCGTTGGTAGGGTCTTCCGTGACACTCCAAGGGCAAAACGTTATCCGCCTTACCAACTCCCTGCAATCGGGGGCGACCTTTTACGTGTCCAGCGGGACGGTGGACGCGAACTTTCGGTTAGCCTACGCCCTGCCTGGCGGGGTGTTCTATTCAAGTTCTGATCGGTCTGTCACGGTATCTACAACCTCGCTTTATTTCGACAGTACCAATAGCGCGTTGTTTGCCGGCGACGCCACCTCCGCCCGTGTTGATGCAGGCGACGGATCGGCGTACTCGATGATTGTCAGTAATGGCGACAATCAGAGCGAGCTTTTAGTGTCTGACCAATCCGGGGCGAACGCGAATCTCGTTGTCCAAAGTGACGGCGGTACGTTTTCTTTCCAGGTGCAAGGATCGGCGACGGCGAATTCGGATCAAGCGGCGGGGGACGCGATCCTGGGGAACGGGCTTGCTAACAACAAAACCTTTTTCACGGGAACCGGGAAATACGCGCTCGTCATCGATCCGGCAAGCGGGATATGCGTAAACTGCGAAGGGGTCTCCCCGGCAACGGCTCTAGCGACACGGCGCGCGGATATTCACGTAGGGCTCTCGTCCCGCGCGCCCAGCATTGCCCAGTCCAAGCTAAGCCTTCTTTCGAATAAAGCCGGGGATTCTTACGCGGTTTACCAGGACTCGGACACAGGCAAACAAGCCTATATCGGCATTGAAAGCGGGATTGCGGTTATCGGGTCAACGTCCAGCGCGACCCAAGTTGATCTTCGCAACGCCGGGGCGACCGTTGCGACGGTCTTTGCTTCTAGCGTGAACGTGACCGGGGTAGGCGGTCTTGGCGTGACCTATGGCATTACCGCGGGAACGGTAACGCCTAACAACCTGACCGCGTCCAGACCCGTCAAGAGCGATGCTAATAAAATGCTCGTGAGCGGGCAGATCGATCTATCCAGCACGAACGAAATCACCTCAACGCTTGGCGTTGCCAATGGCGGGACAAACCTGACCGCCGCCGCGGACGATAATGTCATGGTCGGAAACGGTACGACATGGCAATCAAAGGCCGTTGGCTCCTGTAGCGGAGCGAGTAACGCGCTGACCTATAACACTTCCAGCAACGCTTTCGGCTGCAACACGATCTCTAGCGGCGGATCTTCGCTTGCTGTGACGACGGGCAGCGCGAGCGGTTTTTCCGCAATCACTTCCAGTCCAACCGCCGTTTTAAACTTTTCTTCTACGACATTCAACGTGAGCCTGACAGGAAGCGCGACGGCCTTTGTCACGCTCACGCTCCCGCTGACCTTTACTTACAAGGCGGCGGTCTGCCAAAACACAACAGCAAGCCTTGGCTTTTCCACCTATCTTTCAAGCGGTCCAACAGCGGCATGCTTTACGAACGCTCAAACGACGCTTGGCATTGCCTCGTTTACGGACGCAAGTACCCAGGAAGTGCAGGACCATTTCAGCTTGCCGAACGATTGGACGGGAAGCGTGGACGTTGCGGCGGTCTGGAAATCAACGCAAACAAGCGGAAACGTTGTCTGGCAGATTAAAACCGCTTGCGTGGCGGCGGGCGAATCACTGGACCCTTCCTGGAACACGGCGAGTACGGTTACAGACGCCGCGCAAGGAACGAGTAACCGGGCGAATACCGCCGCCTTGTCCTCCATTACGACGACAGGCTGCGCTGCCGGGGAAGAGTTTTTCTTTAACTGGTTCCGCAATCCAGCAGATGCCTCAGACACCTTGGCCGGGACAGCGGACCTCATATCGCTGCAATTCACGATCAGAAGGGCGACGCAATAATGGCTACGCTCATTCTTCGCAAGCCAACACGTGTCGGGTTTCGCGCCGCCATTTCGTGGATCGAAAATGGCGTGCGTAAAGCGGCTCCCATAACCGCCGCCAAATACGCCGCCCTTGCGGAAAAAGACGCCGCGATCCCGGCGAAACCCGCCTCGTTTACGGGCACAGACGCCGCGTGGGCCGCGACCTGGGCCGCGAGCGGGGTTGCCGGCCTCACGCACGACTATGACACGACCAGCGGAAACCTTGAGAATGGCGATCTCTTCCAATTTGGAAACGGAACGCTCGTGATCCTCTTTAAAGGAAAGCACTTTTTGCGTCTTCGCGCCGATCAGTATACGGGCACGCCGCCCAGCATCACGGCGACCGTCCCGCTCCCATTAGGCGCGTCGATCGTCTCCGGTGTTTTCACGATTGACGAATCACAAGTGAACGAACCAAAGGATTATTCCGCCTAATGGCTGTTACTTTCGACGCACGAACGACAGGCAGTAACCCCTCCGGCGGGAGCATCACCGTTTCTCATACCGCTGCAGCAGACGCCGATTGCGTGATTTTTTGCGTGTACTGGCTCTCAGACGCTGGCCGGAGCATCAACTCCATTACCTGGAACGGAACCAGTCTTTCGCTCGTCGGTTCCTCGACCGTTCTTGGAGCCGTGACAGCGGCTATCTATCAGTTGACCGGAATTACAACGGGCACTCGTAACGCCGTGGTGAATTTTAACGGACCGCCTGGCATTATCGCGCTCTTAGTCGCCACCTATAAAGGCGTGAACCAGACCACTCCTTGCGGAACGCCGCAGACAACGTCCGGTAATTCGAATTCCTTTTCGCTCAGCGTATCAAGCGCGTCGGGGAATATCGTGATTGACGCGCTCAATTACACGCTATCGGCCACGGCGACGGTCGGAGCGAATCAGACGGAAATGATCAATTTGAACGTCGGTGGGTCCAATGACGTTATCGCGGTCGGCAGCCGGGAAGACGGGGCCTCTAGCGTAACGATGTCCATTGACCTT